TCAACTTCTATCGCCGACAAGGCAGGAGATAAATAATCATGGCAAAGTTAGTTCTTACAAACTCAGTAGTTAGCCTCAACGGCACAGATATTTCCAGTAACGTGGCTGCAATTACGCTAAGCACTTCAGCAAGTGAAATACCAACAACGTCGTTCGGCAGTGGTGGTGCAGTAACTCGCGTGTCAGGTCTCATCGATAATTCTGTGACGCTTTCACTTCATAATGATTACAACGCGATTGACGGATTGATCTTCCCATTGGTCGGCTCAACAGCAGTGACTATGATTATTAAACCAGCAGGCACAGCCGCAGCAAGTGCCACTTCGCCTCATTTCACCTTCTCTGTAATTTGCACAAACTTTGATTGCGTGAATGGTGCCGTGGGCGAGCTGAACACAGCCGACGTAACGTGGCCAATTAGTGGTGCGATCACAAAAGCTGTCTAATAGTTCTTAACAAATAATCAGGAGGCAAGAATGAAATTAGCAATGGAAGTAACGCTCAACACGGGCGTCAAAGAAAAAGTCACTGCACACTTCGCCGACTTCATCGCATTCGAAAGCGAAAAAAATCGTCCAATCACAAGCATGCAAAGCGATGTCAAACTGACTGACCTTGCATGGTTGTGTTGGCATTCGTTGAAGCGTCGCAACTTGGTCAAAGTCACGTTTGAAGAATGGACTGAAACTGTTGAGATGTTGGAGGTCGCAAGCGATGATTCGCAGATCGTCCCTTTGGAGAATCCTCAGCTCACTGGCTGATCGCATACCTTGCCTGCGAAACTGGTATATCGCCAAGTTCGCTTCTACAAGAATCACCTAGAATGCTGTACACGATGGTCGGCTATCTGCGCTGGAAGAACATCAAATCCAATCCACCGCAAAGGATTAAATAATGGCATTCCCAGTACCGAAGAATCTAAAGTCGGCATTCCCTAATCAACCAGGTGACGCAGGTTCAACAGTTGGTCGTGCCGGCGGAGCTGCAGTCGTCGCAATAGAGTTTGAAGGTCTCTATGAGATGCTTCGTGGCTTCTCTCAGGCAAGCCCATTCTTCAACCAAATGATTCGTCAGGTATCAACTGATTTGGCAAGTGATTTGTTGGCTGCGGTAAGAGTCGAGGCTGGAACTGTCAGCCGTTCGCGTCAAGCATTGGAAGTCACGCGAGGCTTGAAGGTAAGAAAAGATCGTGTGCCTTCAATCCGGTTATCTCCGAACATGCAGTTCAAATCCAAATCAAGGTCGAATCGTAAACGTGGTCTAGTACAAGGTCCAGGTCTGACACGCAAAGTGACTATGGGTGATGTGTTCTTCGGTGCAGAGTTCGGTGGCGGTGGCAGACCAACAACCAGACAGTTCTTGCGGCATCGAGGGCAGTCGGGTTACTTCTTCTGGCCGACCGTCCGCAAGAAGAAGAACGAGATTGCCAAAAGATACCTAGATGGCATTGATGATGTGGTCAAAAAACTAGATATCGGCTGATACTTGCATTCGGCTCAGGATTCGCTATCCTGAACCTAGGAGGTTCTGCACAATGTTTGAAGTCGTTGGTTTCCCATCCGTCAAATCCATCTACCCAAAGACCATCGCAACATCATGGATGGACTTCGCCGCAATACTCGGCAACCACCAAGAACGTGAACAGAAGTCTGATGGCAAGTTGTACTCGCCAGTCACATACCGTGAATACACAACTCGTGGCAATGCCAACGTGTCGCACATCTGGGCGTTGGTTGCAGACCTTGACGGCGAAGCATTCGAGCAGGCTGATCTCGGATCGTATATACACTTCGCCTACACAACTTGGTCACATCGTGACAACGACCCACACTGGCACATCGTCGTTCCATTCGAGCAGGCTGTGCCAGTACAAAACTGGGAAGAAGTCTGGTATGAGACACATGAGCGTCTTCGTCTCAAAGGCGACCCAGCAACCAAAGACCCAGCCCGCATCTTCTACCTGCCACAGCACGAAGCTGGTCAACCATTTCGCACACATCATTCAGGTTGGCGATTCCTTGACCCAACCATCACCGACATCGCAGCACCGACACGCACATTCAATACACCGAACATTCGCTCGACTGTGCAACGCACAAGCACAAAGAAGAATCGTCACGTTGCAGATCCGCGTTGGTGGGATGCGCCAATCGACTTGTCAAAATATGATGGCATGACACAACAACAGATACATAGAAGCATTCAAGTTGAGTGGGCTGACTTCAAGAAACGAGCAGGCATAAACTGAGTAGAATTGCTTCACCATGGCAGGTGAACGCACATTCGTCTTAAAGTTTATCGGTGACGCAGGTAGTGCTGTCGCCGCGTTCAAAAAACTTCAAACCGAAGGCGAAAAGGCAACAGGTGCGCTAGCCACCCAATCCAAACAACTTGAAAACATCTTCAAGCAAGTAACCATCGCAGCCGCCGCAGGTTTCGCTTCCGGTGTTGCACTGATGACCAGTTCGGTCAACGCCGCATTACAAGCCCAAGCCGAACAAACTCGTCTTGCGACAATACTGAGACAAACCGTTGATGCTTCGGACTCTCAAATTGAATCTCTTAACTTTCAAGCCGAAGCACTACAGAGAGTCGGTGTTGTATCAGCAGGAACAACATCGGTCGTCCAATCTCAGTTGGCCACATTCGATTTGTCAGTAGACACAATCAAACGACTGACACCTGCAATTCTTGATTATGTAACAGCAGAAAAGGGCGCGGCTGCAAGCACCGAAGAGTTTAAGTCCATGACCAATGGGCTTGCACAAGCACTTCAAGGCAACTTCGCAAGTCTCACAAAGAGCGGTTTTGTGTTAGATGCGAACACAAAAGAATTGATCAAGAACGGTACGGAAGCGCAACGATCTGCCGCACTTGTCGAGGTACTTAACTCAACCTATGAAGGTTTTAATGAAACGCTGAGAGACACACCCGAAGGACAGATGCAGGCGTTGAGGAATAGTTTCAATGACTTGCAGACGTCATTGGGTCAACTATTGTTGCCGGCGTTGGCTGCGGTTCTGCCGTTGTTTCAAGCGTTGGCAACATTCGCACAGCAACATTCAACGATCTTTGGTGGACTTGTGATCACGTTCACCGCTGTTGCTGGTGCCGTCCTACTATATGCCACCTATCTAAAACTTCTTCCGCTTCGAATCGCCGCGGTTGCGGCAGCACAAGCAATTTGGAATGCGCTACTGATAGCGAATCCACTCGGCCTGTTTATTGCAGGCGTCGCCGCCTTGACCTTGGTGATTATTACAGTGACCGGCAATCTTGAAGGTCTTTACATTGCCACAAAAAAAATAGTTAATGGGTTCAACAGCCTCCTAAATATCATCCTTCCGCTCGACATTCCGATGATGAATGTCAGCAAACGAACAGAAGAAATTGCACAAACACAGCACCGATCAATCCCTATCGCCGAACAAATCGGTATCAAATATCTGGAAATCGCTGGTGCGTGTCGCGAGATTCTTAAAGTACCAATCGCAAAACAGTTGGAAACACAAGCTGATCGGTTGACGCAATTAGCGTTCTCCTTGGGTGTCACCAAAGTGTCGTATGGTCAGTTCAACAAGGCGACTGGCGGTGCTTCAAAGGCTGTCGAGACAGCCGCCGAAAAGATGAAGAAGTACACGGATGCGTTGAAACAATCTGAGGTTGCTTCAAAGTCTTATACCCGTTCGCAGAAGGCTACGGCTGATGCTCAGAAGTCCTTAAACTCGGCGAACACCGATCTTGCCGCAGCACAAGACCGATTCAACAAAGCAGTCGCAGGCTATGGTGCGGATTCGGATGAGGCTAAAGCAGCACAGAAAGAACTGAGCAAAGCTCAACGCAATGTTGAGCAGGCTGGGTATCGAGTAGAGGAATCGGTGTTTGCGGTTCGTGACGCTGAGAAGAAACTTGCTGAACTTCGAGCCGATCCAACCTCAAGTGCGCAGGCTATCCGACAAGCCGAGATTGAATTGGCTCAAGCAAAACTTTCGGTCAAAGAAGCAACCGAAGCCCAAGAAGAAGCAACGAACGGTTTGGCTGACGCACAGTTCATTCTTAACGAAGCCGTGAATGGTGCCGTTGAAGGCTCAGATCTTTACAACAAACTTTTGAAAGAAGTCGATGACGCAAAAGAACGTCAGATCTCTGCGTCAGAGAGGTTGGCTAATGCTGTTGATGCCGAGACTGAAGCGTATGAGCGTCTTGCCGAAGCGATCAAGGCTGCTACTGATGCGGCCAAAAACACTGGCAAACCTGGTCTAACCATCCCAACATTTCCTACTGGAGTTGTTGATCCGTCGACTGCTACACGCACCGCAACGCCGACTGGTAGCAACGGGAACCAGTACATCATCAACACAGGTATCGGTACGAATGGTGTTGAGGCTGGTCGGCAAATTGTTGAGGTGTTGCAGCAATATAGTCGGATCGCTGGTGGGAACTTCTTAGAGTTCGCGGTT